GATAATATAGATAAACTTTATGGTAAAAAAGAAGGGGCTCCAGCTGCTGGAGGAGAAGCGGGAGGAGATACAGGTGGAGGATCACCGGCACCACCTCCAGGAGGAGATACAGGTGGAGGAGCACCGGCACCACCACCAGAAGGTGATACTGGAATGCCAACAGAAAGATTAGTAAGAAATGATTTAGATTTAATATTAGAAAATACATTATTTAATAGTCCTGAAACTATAGATTTATCTAAAGGTAGAAATTCTTTAGTCGAAATAGATCAAAAATTGAAAGATTTAATAGATAAGTAATATTTATAACTAAAAAAGATATGAATACTTTTGGTACAATTAAAACAAAAATAGAAAAGGCATCAACTAACCTTTATCAAAAACCGCAATTTAAAAATTTTATGAAAGAATTTAAAATTATGGTTTTAGAAAATAAAGATATTTCTGAATTATACTACATATATGACGACTTATCTACAAATAAGGGATTGGATAAAGATTTGGCTGAAGATTACCTAAATGAGTCTTTAGAATATTCTCAAATTTTAATTTCAAGTTCAAAAAATATTATTAATAGGTTAGATACATGGGTTTCTAAATATATAAAAGAATCTAAAAACAATTATAGAGATATTGATAATGCAATATATAATAAATCTATAAGAAATTTAGAGTCAATACTAGAATCAAAAAATACTATTAAAAAAACATTAATTTCTGAAAATAAAAAATCAGAATTAACAATACAAGAAACAAATTTACCAATATCTTCTATGGTAAAAATCGCAAATGAAACATTAAAAAAAGAAATAAGTTTAAATGAATCTGAACAAAAAGAATTAAATGAAATACTTTCTTTAAATGGGGATGATTTAAAAGAAGAGTTTGTAAAAACAAAAAAAATAGTTTTAGATAATTTAAAAAACTCAATTAATGAATCAAAAGATAGCGATTTAAATAATACAATTTCAAAAACAATTGAAAAAATTAAAGAGTCTAAATGTGATCATTATGAATATTATAAACTTAAAAAATTAAGTTTAGGTTTATGACAAAATTTTTTAAATCTCTTTTAGGTTCAGGATCAACCACACTATCATCAAAAAGGTTTGTAGGTATAATTTGTGTTATAAGTTTAATAGTTAGTTTGATGGCTTCAGTATTTTCAAAAGGAACTCTTTGTCCCGATAAATCATTAGTTGACGTTATTGGGTTATTAGCCTTCGGATCTTTAGGACTAACTTCAACAGAATTAATATTTGGGAAAAAAATAGATAATAAAAAAGATCAAGAAGAAGTTTGATTTTTTTGTCTATATTGAGCCTTTTTTTTCTGAGCTCTTTTTTTAACTGAAGGTTTTGTAAACTCTTGTCTTTCTTGTAATTTTTGAATTTGTTTTGTTTTATAAATTTTAAACTTATAAGTTTTTAATGCTTGTTCTAAAGACTTTTCGTTTTTTACTGGAACTATTATCATAAATTTTTTTGGTTTTATTATATAAATATTAGGATATTTTTTAAATTTTGACAAGTACTTAAAGTTTTATTATAATTGTTAAAACAATAAACTTGTAAGAAATGAAAAATGAAAAAAGGAAAGACATCAAAATTAAACATTTTTGATGATGCAAAATGTCACTACGGAACAGTCGACTCAAAAGAATTAAAATCAATTTATGTTGTACTACAAACTTGGATAGAACCCATAACAGACGAAGAAAATTGGAATAGGATTACAGGAATTTTAAAAAGACAAATTTTACACACATTATTAGAGGTTGTTGAGTTTACAACTTTTGAAAAAAAACAAATTGTTGATCTTGATTTAAGAACTAGCGGAATTCAAAAAAATAAAAAAAGTTTTTTAAATTTAGAAATAACATTATTTGTTCACGATAAATCTTTAGACTTCAAATCATTAATTTTAAGAAGCAAACTTAAAAAAATAATATCATCATTATATCACGATGATTTAAAAAAATCAAAGTATTTCACATTAAGTAAAACAAAAATTAAAGAAACTGTGATTAGCTAATATTTATTTTAAAAAATATATTATGAAAATATTAGGACCAAATGATACAGGTAAAGGAATTTTAGTTGAGTGGGACGCGGGGATTATTAACCCAAATGAATATAGAAACAGTCAAGTAATAAAAGAATCTTACGGACAGTTAGATCATTCTAAACCTTTTGTGTTTTATGCAACATTACAAAAATATGGGGTACCAAATAGAAATGGTAGAATATATCCTGAAAAAATATTAAAAAGAGAAGCCGAAAAATATAAAGAAATGATTAATAGGGGAATGTCAATTTCTGAACTTAATCACCCTGAATCTTCACTTATTGATTTAGATAGAGTAGCTCATTTAATAACTGATGTGTGGTGGGAAGATAACGTGTTAATGGGTAAAATTAAATTATTAACTTCACCAGGTTTTCATGAAAGAGGTATTATTTCTTCTAAAGGAGATGTTGCAGCAAACATGATGAGACAAGGTGTTACTATGGGAGTGTCTTCAAGAGGAGTTGGTTCATTAGTTAAAAAAGGAGAACAAAATGAAGTACAAGAAGATTTTGAATTAATTTGTTTTGACCTTGTTTCATCTCCATCTACGCCGGGAGCATACCTTTATTTAAATAAAGAAGATAGACCAAAGTATGAAGAAAAATTAACTGAACACCAAAGTGTAGAATCAAATCCTTTAGGTAAATCTATTGACTTAATGAAAAGATTATCCGATTATTTGGATAAATAAATTTATAAGACATGGATGAAAAATATTTCGTAGCAAAAGTAACAACCGATATGGTTGATGAAAACACAGGAAAAGTAAAAAAACTTAAAGAAGAAAAATTGGTTAAAGGTTATAGTCCTACCGATGTAGAAGCTAAAGTAACTAAAGTTTATGAAACTTACACAATGGATTGGAGAATAACCGCAATCGTTGAAAGTAAAATTGATGAGGTAATTGAATAATTTTTAAGTAAAATTTTTATTAAAAAGGGGATACAATATGTGTTCCCTTTTTTTGTGCTTATTAATTATTTCTTTTTAAACTATAAAAAAAACTAACTTTTTTAAAAAACTGCATATTTATTTAATAAAATAAACGCATAACACATTATATAAAAAAATGAGTATGAAAGAAAAATCGGTAGTAGAAGAGGCTTTATTACAAATAAAGTCCGTTGAAAATGCTATCAGTGAAAACGCAAAAGGAATACTTGCTTCTACTATGAAGGAAGAAATCAGTGAATTAGTAAGGGAATCATTAAATGTTCCGAAAAAAAGAAAACTACGTGAACAAGAAGAAGATCAAGAAGTTGATGTTGATACTGAAGTAGAAGATGTAGAAGAACCTGAAATGGAAGAACCTGAAATGGAAGAACCAGAAATGGAAGATGAAGTTGAAGTAGATGCTGAAGTTGAGGGTGATCAACCAACAGATGAGTTACCACCATTAGATATGACACAAGCACCAATGAGTGATGTGATGAAAGTATTTAAATTAATGGGAGATGAAGATGGTGTTATTGTTAAAAAAGACGAAACAGGAATTCATTTATCAGACCCAAATAACAATACTGAGTATTTAATACAATTGGGTGACGAATCAAACAATCCTGAACACATGATGGAAAATTATATGGAAGAAGGTGAGTGGAATGAAGATAATTCGTATATGGAGCCAACTGAAAATATCTATGAATTAGAGGTTGACGGTGAAAATCCTTTTGGAGAAGAAGAAACTTTTGAAATGTACGAAGAAGATTCTATGGTGGGTGGATTTGGAGAAGAAAGCGAAATCGAACCTTCAATGTATGAAGAAGATCAAACTTTTTATGAAATAGACCAAGATACTTTGGAGTCAGTTTTAGAGTCTTTTAAAGCCAAAGGCACAGGTATGGGTAAACCAAAATTAGGTATGCCTAAATCAGGTGTTAATATGAAAGGTTTTAAAGAAGATAGAAAATCAGGAGGTAGAGGTATGACAGGTAAAGGGCCTAAATTTAAATACCCTTCTATTAAACACGGAGTTACTGAAACCGAAATGGATGAAGAAGAATTCAACGAATGGGAAGAAGAAAATAACGAAGGTTTAGTTGATAGTGTAGAAAATTTAGATGCGGAAACTACTGAAGCATCAAGAACTATGACATATAGAAGAAGAGCCGAAAGAGGTAGAGTTACCGCACCAAGACAAGTATCTGAGTCTCAATACAAACAAGTAGAATTGTTAAAAGAAAAAAATGAAGAATATAAAAAGGCGTTAGATTTCTTTAGAACTAAACTAAATGAAGTTGCAGTATTTAATTCTAATTTGGCTTATTCAACAAGACTATTTACAGAACACTCAACCACTAAACAAGAAAAGATTAATATTCTTAGAAGATTTGACTCAGTTGAAACTTTAAAAGAATCTAAAAATCTTTATCAATCAATCAAAAAAGAATTAGGAGGAAAAGAAAGTCAACCGATAGTTACGGAATCTATCGAGAGAAAAGTTATTAAAACACCACAGACTGGATCGGCAACTAATTTGATTGAAAGTAAAACTTATGAAAATCCTCAATTCTTGAGAATGAGAGATTTAATGGCAAAAATTAAATAAAAAATAAACTTTTTAAAATTACTGTATATTTATATACATAAAATAAAAATAAACTCTAATTAAAAATTAAAAAATGGGAGCATTATTAGAATCAGGTCTTGTTGGTAACATTGGGTTAAAACACCTTAAAGTTATCAAAGAAGATACAATCAACAAATGGGATAGATTAGGATTCCTAGACGGTCTAAGAGGACACGTTAAAGAGAACATGGCACAATTATATGAAAACCAAGCGTCTCACCTAATTAATGAAGCGGCATCAACTGATAGTTCAGGTTCTTTTGAAACAGTTGTATTCCCTATCGTTAGAAGAGTATTCTCTAAATTATTAGCTAACGATTTAGTATCAGTACAAGCAATGAACTTACCAATCGGTAAATTGTTCTACTTTGTACCTAAAATTCAAGGTTATAATACTGGTAATGAACATTTTTCACCTATTGGTGCAGATGGAGGACCAACTCAAGCAGCTTCTCAAGCGGCTTATAATTCAGGAAAAAACCTTTATGACAGATTTTATGAAGGAAATGAGCCTGGTTTAGATCCCGCAGGTCTTTTTGATTATTCAAAAGGTAGATATTCAGCACTTACCGCTTCTGTTACTACAGTTGTGTGGTCAAATGGTGAATTAATTCCTTCAGGGTATACTGCTGGTGAATATAGAAAAGTATTACTTGTTATGTCAGGATTCTCTAACGCAGGAGCAGGTAAATTAATTGGTCCTGATGGTCAAGAAATGGATAACGAATCATTCCTTTCTGATTTAACAGTGACTGCTAATAGTGGTGCGGGCGCTGCTTTTTCAGGAGTTTCTGGTTCTAACCTATTATTTAGAGTAGTAACTCAAAAATACGGTAAAGGAATTGTTCAATATGGTACACAAACTTCAACAACTCTTGGTACTGATGGAAACGGTGGTTCTTATGATAATATTTGTTCTGCTGACGGTAAAATTTACTTAGAAGTAGATTTACAAGTACCTTGTTCAATAGGAGCAACTTCATTAGATGGTTATTCAGGTTTAACTACTACTATTGCT